TGGCATTAATAAAGTATAAAGTATCTTCGTCGGAACCAGGAGCAGTTTCTGCCTTGATCAAAGTATCTTGATCAGCATCTTTGACTCCTCCAAGAGATCCCCATTGAGAACCATCAAATCCTTCAAACTGAGTATCTGTTGTATTGAATCTGATAGATCCAGTAATAGCACTGGCAATAGAGGCACGCTGATTTATATCGCCAACTGGGATAACCAAAGAAGTAGATGCTTGAACTACTGCATTTTGACCAGAGTTTGGTTGTAAAACAAGATCATCTGTATCCGTTGATATGATATTCTGGGAAAGTCTCAACTTTTGGTTAACTACCAGTGGAGTAATATCAGTTGGACCAATTCTAACCTCAGAACATTCTTCAAATGTTACAGAAGAAACTGCAGTCACCGAGAAAGTAAGTTCAACATTACCGTTTGAAGCAGAACCTACAGTATGTGTTGGTTGTGCTCCAGTACCACCCAATACTGGCGTCGTTGGTGCTGCTGGTACAGCAGTTACCTCATAGATATTTCTCTTATATCTAATAAAATCTCCTAGAGCAACAACCTTATTAGCACTCCAAAGACTATTTGTAGGTGCTGAAGTATTACTAGATCTGATTTTTTTGGTGGTATAGAAATCTAAGAATGATGTTGTAACCTTGAGAGTATTTTGTCCATCATTATAGAAATACAAAGTGTTGTCATTAGCACCAACTGTTGCTTCTGCTAAGATGTAAGTATTTCCATCTAGGTCACGGACACCACCCAAAGAAGACCAAGATGCTGATGTTGCACTATATCCTTCATATTGATTTGTTTGAGTATTAAATCTAATAGCACCATTTTGTGCGATCGGTAGAGATGGTCTTTGACTTGTGTCTCCAGAAGGAATAACAAACGCAGTGGTTGCAACAGTTTTTGCAATTCTGTTTGCGGCTGGTTGTAAGATAATATCATTTGTTCCAAGAGTTGAGATTGTGCTATCAGTAATCGTCAACTTGTTGTTTGAATTCAATTCTTGGGTGCTCTTAATTACACCTGAAGATGTAATATTACCAGTAGAATTTTCTACCGTAATTCCTGTTCCAATATTAACATTGGGTCCAGAAATGCTAATCGTACCACCAGAAACTGTTAAACCAGATCCAGTATTGAAAATTGTGGCAGCTAGTGTAGTTGTATTGACAGAAGCACTATTTACATTCTGCGAAGCAGTTATGTTGTCAAATAAACCAGTTGGAGCAACTACTGTTTGAGCATTTAATTGACCACTTGCTACATCATTTTTGATAATATCAATAGAACCAACTGAAACAACATCAAGTGCAAATCCAGATCCAAATACCTTTGGGTTGTTTGGATCATTTGTTAAAGTTGCTTCTGACCCAGGAGAACCACCAGCATTTGCATAAGATGGATCTATGTTATTTGAATAATAATATAATGTAGGTGTTGTGTTTAAAATTTTGATAGTTAGTGAACTACCATCTTCAGTTACTCCTTCTTCATATGCATATCCTCTGAAATCGAGAACTGCTACTCCACTAGTAGTTGGAGCTTTATCTACAACTACTGTAGAAGCATCTGGGATAGAAACAACCTTAGTTTCAGATTGTAACTGACCGTTTCCACTGAAAATACTGACAAGCATACCAGGAAGAATTCCATTGCTGCTTGAGACAATAATGGAAGTTGATGATGCAGTTAGAGTTGAGGTGATATTTTCAACATATCCATCACCCCAAATACCACCAGCAAATTCCGATAGACTAAAGTCATGTCCAGACATTGATGAATCGGAAACATCGAAGGTGTATGTGTTTCCTTCATACAGTGTTAAACTTGGGGTGTATACTGCACCACTACCAGTATTAATTGTATAACCATACCTAGTAGAGGAAGCAGTGAGTGATGTATATGATGGTGAGTTTGTTCCCTCTACAACAAAAATACTACCATCAAAATATCCTTGCTCATCAACTAAAATCGATGTTGTAAATCCACCAGACTCATTAACCTCTCTGATAACAGATGGGGTTAAATCTGTTACGGCATCTACAGTAACTGTAATATCATCTGCAGGAGTTGCTCCCCCAACTAATGCTCCAGATACAGTAATAGTGTCACCGTTACTATAGAAGTAACCAACTTGATCTGAAACAATACTACTAACCGATCCGTCAGATCCTCTTTGAATTGTTAAAGTTTCTCCAGATCCATTTGCACTGTTGGTTGTTGTTGCCACAGAAGAATATGTTGCTGATAAATCTTCCGTGAATGTTAAATCAGCTGCGCCAGATGCAATTGGATTGGAATTCAATGTTACCTGTGTTCCACTATCAACGCTCTGAACAACTACATTTGCACCCAAAGCACCTGTTCCTGTAGCAGTTACAATATACCCCGCAGAAATGCCAGTGGTGCTTGATAGAGTGACTTGTGCAGTCGTGGTAGTGAGGTTTGTTGCAAGTGGACCAACAGTATTAGGAGTCAGTGATGTTGAGGATATAAGTGATGTCGATGTTGGAGTTCCATCTCTTAGTGTAATTGATTGATTGGCAGTAAATGTTCCTGCTGGAACTGCAGTTGGACCAAAAGTTAATTCTTGAAGACTCAATGCAGTTACATAGTATGTAATTGACTGCACAAGATCTGTTGCAACGATTGATAAAGAATCGCCGTCAAAATATCCAACACCACTATTATTTACTGCAACTGATTCTACAGGACCAACACTAGTAATGGTATATGTAAATGCTGTAGTTGCATTTCCATATGGAGGTGTGAATGTTAATGTAACAGGACCAGATGTTGCTGGATTGTTGTCAATAATTACAGTATTTGTATCATAGTCTACTCCATTTACAAGAGTAGTTCCAACACCAAAAGCACCTGTGCCTCCAGTTACTACTACTGTAGACCCAGCAACAATATTAGATACATCTGCAACAGTAAAGGAAAGTTCTGGTACGCTCAGACCTCCGTCTTCACCAACTAGAGTCGCTGAAATGCCAGTTTGTTCTACTGGGAAAGTCAGTACATCATTAGCAATATAATCTGTTGCAGCATTGACAAACGCAAAATTCTTAACTACTCCTGGATCGGTAGTTACTGTTAATTGAGCACCAGAACCTGTACCGCCAACATCTGCAGCATTTACTGATAAAACATCATTGATGAGATAATTCTGACCAGAGTTTATAATAGTAACTCCAGTTACGGAACCATTTGGTGTAATTGTAGTAATTTCAAATTCTGCTCCAGTGCCAGCGCCAATTGTAAATGGGGGCACTTCTAAAACATCACCGACCTTGTAGTCAGTTCCAGTGGTTACAAATGTAACTGTGGTCAAAGCACCACTACTGACAGTTAAATCTGCTACTACTCCACTTCCATATACTCCAGGAGTTCCTGTTGTAAATGTAATATCTCCACCCATCTGATCCAACAGGTGGTTGACGCAGTTATAAGAAGCACCAGTTAACGAATAACCATTCTCTACAATAACATCAACATATGCTCCTTGTTGACCAGGAGTTCCAACTGCAGTTAGAGTTAAACCAGCTGGAGGAGCACCTACTTGCCCAATACTTTGTAAAAATAGAATGTGTCCAGTGTTTGATGCATCAGAAACATCAAATCTATAAGTGCTAGCTGCTTCCCAGTTTAAAGTCGGTTGTGTATTTCCATCCAAAACAAATGCATATGATCCTGGAGAACCAGTTACCGTAACAACATATGTTTGCTTCGCTTCATTTCTTAATGATTGTGTGTAATTACCATCAGTGTATCCAGATCCACCAGTAATATTTCCAGCGAATGATACGCCACCAGAAATAGTAATGTCTGCCGTTGCGTTTGATCCAGAACCATTTGTTAAGGAAACACCTGTGTACACTCCATCAGTGTAACCGCTGCCACCATCTGTGATATCTAGTACAATGGGTTCAACTTCAAAATCTGCGAAACTTCTTGTTGCTGTGCTACCGCCAACGACAGGAATATTTGTAAAAGTGCCAGGAGCGTAGTTTTCGCCAGCAGATTCTGTTCCAATGAAATCACCGACAACAACATCTACAGTAGCTCCAGATCCAGTGCCACCAATTAGAGGAATGTTGGTGTATGATCCTGGATCGTAATTTGCTCCATTATTCGTGATACCAATACCAGAATCATTGATTTCGTTCTTTCTAAAAACAAAATCTCTAAAACTCAAAAATCCAGATTCGGATGTTTGATATAACAATTTCCCAGCAGAAGCATATCCAATTACTCCTGCTTCTGGTCTATAAAAACCTAGACTCTGATCAGCGTCAAACGCTAGTGATGGAACTGCTAGAGATCCATCACCAATTTTTAAATTGCCAGTAGCAAGGTCGCTACCGCCAGAAGTAACATTAAAAAGAGTTGTTCCAATCTGGTTAATTTTGACCCTTTGCTGTTCAAAGGTGTCAGTTCTTGCTACATTAATTGCTGGCATTTTTTATTAACTCTCGCAGTAGGGATTTGATCTCAGAGACTTCATTCTTCAATATATTTATGTCGTCCAACGCGGAACTTAATTGTTTTTGTTTACGCCTCGCTTCAATAGCAGAACTGCTGTGATTCAAGATAGCACCTGTGGTCTCGTCTCTAACGAGACCATCATGCCCTTTAACTTTAATATATCCCATACGCGGAAAATCAATAAGATGCTACTGCTCTCATATCCTGAATTTTAGGAACATAGGATGGATTATCAGATTTCATTACAATCTTGATTCCAAAGGAAGAGAATTCTGGAAGATCTGCAACACTATATTCCAATTCTTGATATGATTCTTGCTTTTCAACAACACTTGAAATTGTGTTGTCGGCGGTTGCAACAGTAGGAACATCTGGATAACCAGTTCCATTGAAGTATTGATACTCAATAACATCAAATGATTCTTGACTTGAGGATTCTTTATATCTAAAGAGAACTTGAATATCAGAAATGTCTTTGATGTTTGCTGTCAACTTGACATTAATAGAAGTACCAGGATTTCCAATAGAAATTTCCTTAGTTACATACTTAGCAACACTAGAACTATTTAAGAAATTGTTTTCAGGTGAATAATCAATACCGTCAGTGTAAGTTAATTCCTTAACTTCCCAATATGCTTTTTCATCTTCATCTTGACCAGTGTATTGGATAATATCTCCTACGCGGAAAATATCTTCAACACCAGGATTTTGTGCTGTGATACTTCTTGCAACTTCTGGTTCTACTAGAGATGCTTCGCTTACTGATTGAGTAAATGTCGTTGATCCATATGGTTTCTTATCATTCTTGACAGTAATTGTTTGGTTCTTAATATCAAAGAATGAAACCTTGCCTTCAATCTTAGCATTAAATGTATCTGTTAGTGAAACATCTCTTGCAACAACAGTTGCTCCATTAACGATAATCACTGGACCATCCGTTCCGCCAAATTCAATCTTCACTGGATCTGTGGTGATTGTTGGAGTAATGGTTTCTCCTGAAATTGATAAAGTATCACCCTTGACAAAAGAATTGACTGTTGAAATTCTAGCAATAACAATTGGTATTCCGCCAACCGTCTTTCTATCAACAACAATTCCTTTTGCTTTGGAATTAGATCCCTCAATAGAATCTCCAATCTCAATATCTCCACCAGTGAGAGCACCAGTACCAAATTCATAAACTTCTTTTAGTTTTAGTATTTGATCTCTTCTGCCATATCTTGTTTCGGAACCAGATGATTTTTCAATTCTGTTTGTAGAAGTAATTACTGAAGCAGAAGAAAGATCGATAGCAGGGGATAAGTAAGAAACATCAGATCTAAAATCAATCTTATACTCTAGAGATTTGTCAATATTATTCAGCACTTGGTTAATTCTAGAAGCAATAACTTTCTGATTTGTGAAATACTGAATTTCATTCAAGAAAGTTTTTTCATAGGATGTTTGTGAATATGATATGTAATTATTTGTATTTGAATCAACTGGAACAATATTCGTGGTCTTAACTGTTGACGAAATGGATGTTCCACTAAATGACAGATAGTTGACTTGTGGGAATAAACGCTCAAACTTTCTATTAAAAGATGCAAGAACTGAATTACCACCACCCTTAATGCTAGATGCAGCAGTAGTTTCATTTACAATGTTATATGTATCAATACCACTATTCTTAATCTGGAATAGTGTTGTGTTTAATTGTGTATTCGATACCCCACCTACGCCATCTGCTCCAGAGAAAAATACATAAGATTTTCCACGATCTTCAAAACCATGGTTTTTGTGGTAAATTTTAACAATCTTATTATTCAACTTGAATAGATTGGAAGTAGCGTTTTGATCAGAAACACCACTAGTTTCAATTGGATTTAGACTTAGTTTTTCCATACCAAGATTTTCGTTTGCAATTCTAAGACTTGCATTCTTGGTAATATCAAATTCTGCACGATACAATCTAAACTTAAGATCTTCAAATAGATCTTCTGTCCATGCATCTGTATTTTGTGCTTTATATACAGATCCTAACAAAGGTTGAGTTGTAACAGGAGAACTAGTTACAATTTCAGTTTCTCCAAGTCTAGATGCCCATAGTTTATATTCAATTGAGTCTGTCTCAATGACCAGTGCATATGTAATTCCATTTTGGAGATATACTGGATTCTTGAATTTAAACTTGGTTGGTGTGGTGGAATTTGTCGCTTCTCCAGTATCCACGGCAACTCCCATTCTAACTGCAGGAGTGTCAATGTTAATTGTTGCTGTGATAACAGCACCAGAAGCTGACGATCCAACTCCTCTAACAACAATTGCTGGTGGTGATGTGTATCCAGATCCACCTAGAGCAACTGAAGCATTATAGATTCTTCCATTTGAAATTTTAACAGCACCACTTGCTTGACTTCCTCCTGGAAGTTGTGGACTTTCGAATGTCAGGAAAGCAGACTCATACCCAGTTCCTGTATTTGAAATAACCAGATCTGAAACGGTTCCAGAATCTTTTGCAATTGTGAGAGCAAGATCTGTGTTGTTTGTATTGTTGTATGTGGTTACAGAACTAATAATAAGATTTTCATTTTGAATAAACTCTCTACCATTATGATTGGAAAGAACCAAGGTATATACTTGATCATTGGAGAGAATCACATTGCCATCAGCAGAAGAAGAGACTTCAATGTTAGTTGTGTCCAAAACTTTTAATAACGGACCACTACATGCCGATACTGCTCCAGTAATTGCTTCTCCAATCTTCAGTGTTGTTGTGCCGTTTGTATATACACGAATCTTTGTGTTTGGTGAAACAGTTGCTTCTGCACCAGGAAGAATATGCTTTGCTGGTTTTTCTGCCTCTGTATTTGTGAGATATGCTCTAATGGGAATATCATCACTCTTCGAGTTGAAGAACAAATCAAGACTTGTGACAAATAATCCACCATCAAATGAATCGATAGTAAATGTTTGTGCTAGTGGATTTGGTTTGATTTCAACATCAGTGACACTATCAATTTTTTGAATACCTTCATTTGCTTTGAAGAATGCAGGAGAAGTTGAAGTGATCGTTGAAGGATTTTGTGGTAGTTTTCCTGTAGCGTAGAACTTAAGATCGGTATATGTATCTACAGTATTCTTTGCTTCATTAGAAGAACTTGATGTAAATCTAATAGTTTTAATGCCTGTGGAAATTCGTACAATTTGTTGTGTATAATCATACGAGACTGTTTTAGCATCTCCTGTCCAAGTAGTGTTTTCTGTTGGTGGGTATCCAGCAGGAATTAGAATCAAACCACTAGCATTGCCATTTTCATCTGTAGTGATTGGTGAATTAAAACCAATCAATGAATTTCCAGCAACTCCACTAAATCTAGAATCTGGATTGACCCATCTAGAAATGTCGGTTCCATCAAGGAATGGATACACTCTAGTGAATGGTTTTAGTCTCTTGACAGTAAACTTGACTGGGGTTGATCTTGCATAGAACTTCAATGAAGTTGCAACAGAACTCTTTTCATCAGAATTGCTAGAGATTCCTTTTCCAATTTCATTATTATCTGGACTTACATTGGAACTACTGGATGTAGATGCCTTAGCAACTTTTGCATTAGATTGATCTGTGTTGGTTGTACCTAGTGAAGTAATAGTTCCGAAAGTTCCTGTTGTTCCAACCCAGTTGATTACAAATGAATTAAAAATACTTGAGAAGGTCTCAGTAACATCATCTTTAGAAATAAAGATAGAATATAGACCAGTGTTATTATCAATAATAAGTGGTTCCACAGTTTGATCGTACCATGGATCAATCTCTGGAGAAAGTGATCCATCTCCAACATACTGAAGGGTTACAAATGGATTTGGGTTAATAGTCTTGGTAGCAAAATCATTGCCAATGACTTGAAGTTCTGTATATGGTAGAGTTACAATGTCTCCATTTCTTACATATCCAGAAACAAATCTCTGATCATTTGTTGTGTTAATTTCTCTCAATCTCAGAGAATCTTCTTTGTTTGGAGATCTTAGTACAGACTGTTGAGTATCAATAGAACATCTATAATCTTCTGACGATACTTCTCCAATTCTATGAGATTCAAAGTTATCTACAACAAAACCAGTTTTGAATCTATCAAGTCCAATAGTATCCTTGATTTGCATGTTTAGAGCCTGTTGCTCTAGGATACTTAGAGTGGTGTAATATTCAAGACGCTCAATACGCTTCTCTAGTTTACCAATGTCTTTCATCGTATATCTACGATTATCGACAGGAGTAATTCTTACATCTTTACTGCTAGTAGTGAAAGCAGGAATGTAGTAGTAATAGAGTGGAATTGCATCATCGATAAGTTCTGGTTTAGTTGGGTTCTGTGAAGAATTACCTTCCTTGAGAACAAACTCGCCCTTCTTGTTCAGATAAATTCCATCAATTCTATTCAAGAATTCTGTCTGAGTGAACTTGAATGTAAATTCAATATTATCATCTGGAGCAGGGATAACAGACGCAACACCACCGCTGCCAATAAAGTTTCTAATAATAATCTCTCTAGAAGATTGATCTTGGAAACCAGTAATAGTCGAAGTAGAATCTACCTTAGGTCTAAAATCAAATACATTCTTGAGTGATACGATTCCGTATACAGAAGAGTTAAATGTTGGAATTTCATCTAGAGTTACACCTGCTTCATGCAGATAACTATCGACCGTGCAGAAGTCTCCTTGAGAATGTTCAAAATAATCAAATGCTACTACCAATTGTCCAACAGGAGCTTCAAATCCTGGTTTCAAAACAATTCTAGAAACATCATAGAAAGTATCTCTCTGACCATTGTCGAATGTAAATCTTTCGGTCACATCAATACCAGTTATTAGGTTTCCTGCACTATCGATTACAGGAGGAGCAGCAGATGTTCCCTCATAAACATATCTGAGTTTGTATACATCAGAATATGTTGCTACTGAAGTATCCTCACTATCAAAGTCTTCTCCTCTGATTGGAACAATTCTATCACCAACAGACTTAATCAAAACTCTCTTATTTCTTACAGAGGTTTTAATTCTGGGTCTTGCTTTACTCAATTCGAGAGTTGCACTCAATTTAAGTTTAGGGAATGGTTCTGTAGTTGTCCCAAAGAACTCTGATGGTAGAGAAACTTGAACACTTCCAGCATTCAGTCCACTTGTGACATCAGTAGTGTTTGATGTAACAATATCATTTGCTGTTAGATAAATTACATCACCTCTAGAAACATTTGTGGAAGTTCCAGGATCCAAAACGGTCATTACAAAGTTTTCTGGACTGAATGCAGAAAACCTTTGTGTGCCGAATGGTAGTTGTGCAGTAAAGGTAATATTTCCACCACTTCCAGATGCTTCGGTGATGAAGTCTTTTCTATAATAGAATGTGATCTTAGAATCTTCAGTTCCTTGTGAAATTGAAGATACTTGACTTCCTCCAGTTGGATAGAGAAGAGATCCTTTGTTTGCATTCTCAATTACAGAACCAACCTTAACAACAGAACTATTTGAAACATTTGATGGTAAAGCAGTGTCGAGATAAATTCTCGACTTCAATGTTCCTTCTGGTTTGGTTGCATAAAGAACTATTGCCTTCTCTGTAAAACCATCATCTCCAGTGAACTGAATGTAGTCACCAGATTTCAAGAAAGTGGTTGTATCTCCATTAAATCCATTACATGACAAGAACTTATATCCAGCAGTTCCTGTAAATGTAAAGTCTGTAACAGGAGTTAGTTTTGCATATGGTCCTTTTGCAGTTTCTAGATCGGCAGTAAATTTATTGCTTCCACCAGAACCAAATGCACATCCAAATGATTTAACATCTTCTGGTGTGTATGTCGTCACTGTGTTTCTAAACAACACTGCTTCAATCTTAGCAGATGCTGTAACAGTTCCAGAAGTAACATCAACCAAAACTGTAGGTGGTTGTGAATATGTCTGAGTAAATTGATTTCTGTTAAGAATGTCGATGGCGTGTACTTTACCGTCGAGATTTACCTTTACTTCTACTTTAGAAGTATCGTATAAAACGCCATTAATAGTAATGCCAGAATCTGCTTGATAACCACCACTTCCTCTAAACTTAACAATAAAGTGAGAAATTGTATTGTTAGTTGCAATTCTTGCAGAATTTGTTCCACCTAGTGCATCTGCCTCTTCTCTGATAACTTCTCCAGGTTGGAATTTACCAGATAAAGTGGTAACCATCAACTCATTGGCAGTTGAGAATGATGATCCAGAAGAACCCTCAATGACGCCATAAGCGCCGCTAGTAACACCAAAGATATACTTACCTTTAGTGAACTGTCCTGACGCCACAGGAGCGTCTAGAACGATCTTTGTGTAGAAAGATGGACCAAAGTATCCTAATCCAAAAATTGCGTTGTATGCTGATTGACCACCAGATAACTTACCTTTAGAAAGAACCACATCAGTATCTGGATTAAAACCAAATCCATTTTCTCTGAAGGTGTAATTTGCTGGTTTTGCTACGCCAATGAGTGGAGTTACATGATCGCTGTAATCAACAACATATCCAAGAACTTGATCTGGATCTAGTGATGGGTTCGAGGTGTCTGTGTCTAAGAAAATCTTTCTTCTCAATTCACCATCAACCTCATCATACTCTTTAAGAAGACCAATCAACTCGTCTTTCTTTCCAAGTAGTGTTAATTCAGCATACCTTTTTGCTGTTACAATATCTGGTCTGTATTTTACAGAAAAACCAATAAGCTTAAATGTCTTGAATGTTTGTGGAGATCCACCGTCATAAGTGTATACAACATGTACATTACCATTACTATCACAACAATCATCAAATGATAAGTCATTTGTAGTATTGATTTTATCAATCAAACCAGATTTTGTGATGTCAATAGTAATCGTCTTGATTGCTTGTGTATCGGTGTATAAATCACCTCTTCTGTCAACTGTACTCTTTGACTCTACACCAGTTCTAGTAGGATCTGTTACAGAAGATCCGAGGAAAGAAATATTTTGACCAATAGTACCATCATTGTATGTCCTATACAATTCCAAATCTGGATATGCTGTTAGATCAGAACCGTCAGCATTAAATGGAACTGAACCATAAACATTAGTTACGGGATATGTTGGAAGACCAGAAGTTTTTAATGTAATGTTCTCAGCATTTACAGTTTCTCTTGCCTTATTAATTACAATTTCTTTTGTCTCTTTATTGACAATTTCATATCCTTTGATATATGCCTTACCAGGACCAACACTCACGACCATCTTCTGTGATGCATCTTGAATGCTAAATCCATTTACTAGATTATCACTATTGGCAGCATAGATTCCATTGTTGCCATCTTTTTGATAATACTCTCTTACTTCTGTATCAAAGCGATCTACAACATAGTCACCAGACTCGTCATATGTTCTTCTTGCAAGAGTATTTTCTAGTACCGTGTAATCGGTCGCTTTAATTTGCTTTTGAATTACACCGCTCTTGACAGTAAGAATTTTGATGAAATTCTTGTCTGTGGTTTGATCTAGATCATACTTCTCTAGATTTAGAGAGATACTCAGTCTATGTGCTCCAGGAGCAGAGAAATTAGAAGATCCAATAGCATTATCATATAGAGTTGTATCTTCTTCTGGAGTTACAATTTTCTCTTCAATCCTAAAACCAATTTTTGCTGACGGAGCATTATAATATGAATCAATGACAAATAACTCTTCATCATTTCTTACAAAATATCCATTAACAAAATAAACACCTTCTTCTACTTTAATAGCAGAAGCAAATCCCATCGCTGGACTTGAAAGAATAGTTTCATTCTTTGTATCTGGATCAATTACCTTAACAGTAGTTGGTAGAACACTTCCATCAGTTCCAACTACTAATAGGGGTGTATTGACACCATTTACAACCTCTAGGGTTTCTCCTTGTCTAAAGGTGTTTTCATTGCCTGCATTGCCACTAGACAAGTAGTTGACAAATAGTGTATCAGCATTAGTTTCTGTTGAATTCTTAATAGCAACTAAGTTAGCAGTAACACCAGATGTTAGTCCTCTTAACTGCCTACCAACAATTTGACTGATATCATATTTTCTAAAGACAATCACACCATCTTCGTTTACCGCAACTTCGGAAACAGAAGATAGTTTTACATAGTCTAATCTATTATTGAGACCAACTTCTCCAGGAACAACTAATTCGCCTTGCTTGAAAGCATTCTTACCAAAGCTTTCAATTTGGTTTTGGAGGATGGATTGAACTTGGGTTAATTCTCTTCCTTGAATCGAGTATCCAGGACGAAATAGAATTTTATAAAAATTCTTATTTGCGTCAAAGTCCTCGTAGTAAGGAGATACATTCAGGTTGGTCTTTTGTGGCATTGTGCTCCGCCAATAATACTAACATCTTCGTTAAAGTATTTAGTCGAGATAAAAAAAATCCCCCCATTGCTGGGAGGATTTGATGATGTCTGATAAATCAGAATTCGATAACTAGTTTGATATCTTCAATCTGGTCAGGAGCACGAGTGATAAGACGACGGTTTTCGATGTAAATGATATCACCAGAGTTGTTAGCAATTTCTGGAGTACCAAGTCCGTTGGTTAGAGTAACACCTTCTAGAGCTCCGTTGTAGGTGGTGTCTACATTACCATCAGCAGCAGAAGTTGCACCATCGATATCAGGAGTTCCATTTGCCTCAAAGAGGTAAACTTGTCCGTTGTGTAGGTGCTGATCTGGTGACTGGTAATACTTTAGGATACCATCGGTGCTTGAACCATTATCTAGAGTCCAAGAAACAACAGTTCCTTTAGCGATATTTCCATCTGCACGAACTTGAGTAATCGCTTCGTCAGCAATGTAATCTGCAGTGGTTCCAGTGATCTTCAATGAGAAAAGACCATTGAGAGTTGAAGCAGTAGATTCTGTAGTAGTACCATAATTATATGGATCTGTGACAAGACCAATTCTACGGAAGTCGTTATCTACAGGGAAGTCTCCAGAACCTTCAGCATAAGTTAGACGAATGTTCGTCATAACACGCTTTGCATTGAGTTCTAGGTCAGCATCAAAACCATGACCGCCCTTAGGTGGAAGAATAACTTCAATGGATCCAGTGAAACCAGCAGGAGTTGTTACTGCACTTGTTAAACCTTGATCGCTAAAGAGATTTCCATTTGCTAGGATAACATTAGCATATGTGTATCCACTACCACGGACAGCAATTGATGCTGTGTCGATTGCACCACCTGCAGTAGTCGTAAACTCAACAACACCACCAGTTCCATCACCTTTGATAGAAGTGAAGAGTGTTTGTGATGCAGGAAGGTTTGTTCCAGCGTCTTCAATTAGAACAACATCAGCAGCACCAGCAACAGCAATACCAGCAGTTGCTGCTCTTGTTGACTCTCCAGGAAGAGTGATTGGCATGAAGTCTGAAGATAGGAACTTCAGAACATCGTCTGTAGGAAGTGTGAACATGTACTTCCAAATGTAACCAGCGCCAGATGGTTCTGTAAAAATGCCAGTTCCAACATCATAACCAGCAGCTGCGGTAGATGGTTCTACAGTTGCGTTTTGACCTGCTGGATTTGCAGGATTTTCACCATTATAGAGGCACTTGAATACTTCATATGAAGAGTTCATTACATAGAACTTAGCATCTGAAATGCTGTCAAAACCTAATGCAGTTTGCTTACCAACTTGACCACCGCCACCTGGGGTAGCAGAGTAGTCAGGTTTCCACATATCAAACTTGGGATTAGCAACTAGATCCCAGTTGTAGCGGCGAACAACAGCACGAGCATTTGCTGAAGTAACTCTTTTGGCAGCAATAATATCGTCGTATACAGAATACTTTTCTGTTTGGTTGTCTAAGGGAAGTGGGGGTGCATCTTCCGTAGCATAACGGTATACACCAGATTTAGCAGTAACACCAGTATCTGCTGCTCCATCATACTCCTTTAGAGTTGATCCTAGAGCAGGAGCAGAAGCAATGCCGCTGCTACCAAATACATTGGTTAGAAGAACTGAATTTGTGTAGACTTCCTGAATAGTTGCTCTCCAAGTTGCAGTGCCGTAGTTAGCACCAACATAGAGTTCGTTACCAGGAGTTAGCGTTCCACCAGCAGTAGAGAAAGTCTCTACATAGACTCGCCACGCTTGAGGACGACCTACAAAGAAGTAGAGTCTGGTACGGTCGGCGCTAGCATCAGATGCGCCTTCACTAAGCGATTCAAGGAATTGCTTCGCATTAAAAATTCTAAATTTATCAGAGATGATAGCAGCCATGGGTTTCTTGTTCCGACGTTTAAGTTTGTGCCTGAGTTATTTATATTTATGCAGTTATTTAGGAGATTACATAGAAGACCAGTTCGTCTCCGCTGTTAATAGTATTTGTTCCTCTAACAAATATACATCCAGTAAATGTGGTTGATGTGGTTCCAGTATACTGAATCAAAGCACCAGAACTGGTAAACAGATATCCAGTTGATGGGAAATATGTTGTACTATTAACCGAGATTGTTGTTGGGATAGTTGCACCAGTTGTCGTTGTTACTGCAACTGGATTATTGAATGATGGAATACCGAGATTGAACTTATCACCAGCAAGAGTGAAATTGGAGTTTCCTCTAAATTCAAAGTCATTGATGGTGACACTTGCAAATAGTCGTTCAAATTCTGCAATAGAAACACCACTGGAAGAAATCAATCCTTCGTCCTTAGAAACATAATTCCAACTCTTGATATTTGCGCCCAAGTTTCCAACCGTGTAGTTGCCAATAAAATCAACTTCTTCTGATTGTAGAATGTTTCTAATCTCGATAATTGTACCATCTCTCTGTATAACTTCTCTGGAAACAAGAGTAATATCTCCAGAATTTCTAGTTGCAACAGGATTTGTAAAGTAAATTGTTTCTTGGAAATAATCTACAACACCACCTGGAGGAGCAAAGAATAACAATTCTCTCGTTGCTGTGCCAAGTATAGTAGAACTTGTTTCTACCTGAATTTCAGCAGTTGCTGCAATTGATACAGTCTGAATTGTATTTGGAGTATCACTTTCAGAAGTTGTTTGCCTTCTTCTGTCAAACTTAACATCAGAAATAGAAACTATATCACCTTGTACTTGAACAACTTGGGTCTTTTGTAGTGTTACTACAGAAGAAGATGCAACCACAGATTGAGATTGAGATTGGGTTAATCTCTCAGATCTTCCTTCAGTAACGCCACTCTTAACACTAGTCTCACTAACGAACGAGAATACGCCACCAAATGCAACACTTACATAATCTTCAACTTGGCGAATGAATGTTCCTGGTGCCCAGTTTTGTTCGATCGTATCATCTTGTGCTCTAGTAACATTGATAAATCTATCTTCACCCTTTCTTGGATAGTAAACAACTTCATTACCAACCAGCAATTTGCCGTGACTTGAGAATCTACCAGTATTTCCAATGTATACAATGCTATCTCCAATATTGAGAGGTGCTTGTAAATATCCTCCTGGTGCGGTGAATGATCCTGCAGATGTAATGCGTGAATTATCAACTTCTACTTGAACGATAGATGTTGCAACCCTGGTGGCAGTGAGAGCAGTAAATGTGACAATATCTTCTGCCCTGACAGAAACAATTCTCGATACCTCTCTATCTGCTGATTGTACCCTTAGTACGCCACCTTCTCCATTAATCTCAACAGGGTCAGGTGTAATATATACGATATTTCCTGCTCCTGGTTGGGTTGAACCCTCTGGCATGAAAGCAGCACCTTCTTCGATTGGAGCTGGTTCAATTTCAGTTTCAATAGTATCAGAAGAGGTGGAAGGTGACCTCAAAATAATAGTAGAAATGAGTGCTTGATTTGGTGGTGGAAGTTCCAGTGCAGAAATGAAAGAACTAATAGTAAGAGATTGACTTACAACTGATTGAACATTTAATTTAATAAGAGATACCTTAATATCGTCTTGTTTAATTACATTGTACTTGCGAGTTGCAACAACTAATGGAGCTTCTGTATAACCAGAACCACCAGATAAAAGTTGAACACCAATGATGTCACCCTTTGAAGTTACAACTCTTGCTCTTGCTCCACCACCATTGGAATTCTTTGGAATAAATTCTATATTTGGTGGAATTTCATAATTGTATGCTGTTGGTCTATAGAACCTGTAAAGAATATCTGTTCCTCTTGAAAGACCTCCAGGAGTAGAAGTCACATATGTGTGGACACTTGTATCACTAGAAACACCAACATTGACTGTAAATGTGTCGTTAGTTACGGAAATAATAGAAATCCATTTTCCAGCAAAAGGATCAATTCCCTGTCTTGGGTAACTATGTTCAGTTGTATCGTTATCTAATGCACAGGTAAAGACAATCGAGTTGTTTTTAAACTTAACAAATTGACCAGTGGTAAATCCATGATTAGGAATTGTTCCCTCAAAAATTCCTGTTGCTGGATTATAAGTTGCATTTGTAATGGTATGAGTAGAAATATTTTGAACTTCTTCTCTTACTTGTCTCTCATTCCAAATTAACTTACTTACAGAACCATTATCAATCTCTGCTTCTACGCTGAGACCTTCTCCCAGTGTTTTGCCATTATATCTCGTGATTCCGAAAGAACCATATATTGAGTTTGCACCATCGGAACTAGATCTAAAGTCTTTGGAAGATACAAGTTCTGGCGTTGATCTAATGATTCTATAATCAGATTCGCCATCTACTTTGATTTTATCCCCAGGAGATAATCTAAAGAATCCCTTTCTCTGTAGAAGATCGTTAGATTTTTTAACATCATTCTTGAAATATGATCTATCAACTTTAGATAATTTGGAAGATGAACTAGTGATAGAGATAGTTGTTCCAGTAAAATCAAAAG